TTACCTTTGTATGAAAAATCTACCCCAAACATTTTTAAAACTGATACTTCATTCCATAACGCAAAAGCTATTGCGTAAGCAACCGTATTATTAAGGTAATAACAGTTTAGGTCTTGAATGACCTCTTCTACAGGATATTCAACTAAGCCTGGACATCTATCATCTAATTCACACGTATAAATAGGACCATCATGTTCTTGTAACATTTTTGCCATACTTTCAGTTTGGCCACCTGCATCTTCTGTATTTAAGAACCTGGATGCAGGATCCATCATAAATACTCTATCGTGATATATAACCGTACCTACACCATTTATTGCCCACACTTCATCAAAGTGAACTCCGTGTGATTTTGCTAGATTATAATCAAACCAGCTTTTACCAAGACCAACTATAGCTACTGATTTGCCCTTTAGACTTTCAATTTTTTCCATGTATTTTTTAAGATACCGTTGTCCTCAAAGAATCATAACGGTACTCATCTCTCCTTCCGCGAGCTTCTGCAAGGTTTTTAAGCCTTGTAATTTCAAGTAAAAAGCGTTGCTCGTACTGCTGTTGCATGTCGCTTTCACCCTTTAAAAATATATTAGCTTCCACTAATGCTCCATATAGTAAAGCATTTCTAGCATTTTGAGAAACCCAAGTGCCAGTTGTGTCTGTTACTAATGAATTTGGTTTAAATAGATAGTGTAGTTCAACACTATAATCTGCATCTGGTACAGGGCTTACAATCAACGTAGAGCCATTATTAGAGGCTGTAGATAGTTCTTTATCAAAGTCTGCATAATACAAAGGCTGACCTCTTAATGCTATGTCTGTTGGATCTACAGCAAATTCACGCATAAAAGTAGTATGTTTTTTATCTAAATAATTGTAATCACCACCAGCGTCTATAACAGCTAATGAGAAACTCATTTGAAAATCTGTTGGTGCTGTTAAATAAGTATTACCAGCAGTTAATGAACCAGTTACGTTTTTACGAAAATAATCAAACTGTATGAGTTCAAATATTCTTTCTTCTGCGTTTTTAATAAAATCATCCAAAGTAGCAACAAATGTAGTTTCTGTATTTGCTACATAATTTTGTATTAATGTTTTAAGTTCTGCTAATGTCATTATGTAGTAATTGTAACCTCACCTATTGATGCTGTCATCTTTGGTGTTGTAAAATTAGTTGGCAAAGTAGAAGGATTCATAAAATCTGGTTTTAAATTATTAGAGCTTACGACAACAACAAAGCCCTCACCCTCCTCTTTATCGTTGTTTGGTCTTGGTTTATATAAGGCCTCTGGATCTGCGGTTGCTGTTAATGGTTCTAGTTGAGGATGTTTCGGCTCGTAACACTCTGAGCATACTTTAGCACCATTCCATTCTTCTCTAAGTTCACTAAGTCTATATTCAAATGCACATCTGTCACATAAGGCTTTTGCAAATTTACCAGAGGCGTAAGCCATTTTAATGCATCCTAATATTAGGTCTTATTCTAAATGATGCCCTATCTTCGTCTTGGTCGGCTGCTCTACGGAACTCTTCTTCATAAATAGTTTTGAGTTGTGGAGTAAGTTGTGGATTCTTTTTTAATGATATGTAATAAGCCAAACCTGCTACAAAACAAGGGTAAAATCTAAAAGGCATATCCATTGTATTGTTAGCTTTATCTGCATCGTCCATTCTTATTATCTTGTTAAAAACTAATATATCTGTACTGTTTTCTGGTGCAGGCCATACTTTTAAAACTGGTGTAGTTAATTTATCAAAGAAGAACTGAGAAGGTCTAGCTTTTGTGGTTTTATTAGGTATGTTTATATATGAAGACCTGCTTATTCTATTGATGCTAATATCAGTTTGGACATCATTTATTGTTCTACGTACAACTACATCTAAAACATCAATAATGTTTGAATCAAGTGGATAATCAGTTGTGCCTTCAGTAACAGTTTGCGTGCTTTGTTCTATAGTCCATTGGTTTAAACCACGATTAGCCCATTCAGCCAACATTAGATTAACGCTTCTAATTGCAGTTTTTAGATCATAACCTGTTCTAAGTTCTAAACCACAACGCTCATAAGCTTCTTCAATAAACTCAGTTACGTTTGGTTCAAAATTTGTGCTACCTGATAATGCCATTACTTTTTCTTAGTTTTTTTTAAAGACTTCTCTATTTGTTTTGCTTGTTTTGCGTGCAATTTAGAAGCACCTTTTAGCTCTTTAATTAATTTTCTTTTTGCTGCTACACTTAATTCTGTCATTATTTATTATCCTCTTGGTTATACAAATTATCAAATGTTATGTTTGAATCCATATAACTGTCATGTTTTTCTGCTGAATGAATCCATTGACTAGGAGAAAAATCAGGAGCACCTTCTCCAGTACGCCATAAAGCTGGATTTGTTGCTCTTACTCTATTATTAGGTAAAGCTACAAAGTTACCAGTATATTCACCAGCATCAGTCAAGTATAGCACATGACTTTGTTTGTGCTGTGCTGAATCATCAGCAATACTATTTTCAGTATAATCAACTGTGAACATATAAGTCCCAGTATAGAGCTCTCCACCTATCTTGCAAATCCATGGTGATGAACTGACTCTATCTAAAACTACTACAGAATGATGATGACTTAAACAATCCCAGGGTTGAGCCAGATGATCTTCCATAGACTTTGGCCAATCTTGCAATGGAACATCAGCTACGAGAGCTTGTATAGGCATACGTGCCCACATAGCACCACCGTGTACATTTTCATCAGGATAACCGTCAAAATCAGTTTCGCAACCAGTAAATACTACTTGGAATGATAAAGATCTGTCTGGTATTGTGTTTACTGCAAAAGCTAGAGCGTGTAGATACTCTCCGTGATAATTTTGATGATTTGCAGTAAATTCTTTACGAACCCAACATTTGAATTGAGGAATATTTGATATTAAATATGACAAATGAAAACCTTTTTACGTCTTGCCACCTTTAGCTGAATATTTTGATTTTTTCATTCCTCCGCCATTAGACTTACCTTTTACTTTTTTCATCGCTCCGCCATTAGACTTACCTTTTACTTTTTTCATGCCGCCGCCGTTAGCAGCATACTTTGTTCCTTTTACGCCTCCGCCATTTGCGTACATTTTAGTTCTTTTAAACATAATTAACCCTTTTTAGTTTTTTTAACAGTTGTTTTTTTCTTGGCAGGAGCTTTCTGTTTAGGCATATTTAAGTAAATACGATCTTCCTTTACAGGCTCATCTGGTCTTACTTTAGCATCCAATCTTGCTTGCAATTTTGGATTAACTTTTGTTTTTTGTTTTGGCATATTTATCTCCTATCTTTGGGTCGTATATTTACGCCTATTAGACATAACTTTACCACAACCTTTAGCTATTTTTCCATCTTTCTTTTTTTCTGCTCTGCCACCACCAACAAAATATCCCATTTTATTACGAACTTCTTTTGGTAGTTTTGGCAAACCTTTGTTACTAGTAGGTATTTCTTTTAATTGTTTTTTTACTTTTTTCATAATTTAATATTACCTCAACCTGCGACGCATAACAATTCCTTGACCGCGTATTGTTACACGTCCACCTAATTTTAATTTATTTGATACCATTATTGGCTTACCTTTTCTGTCTGGGTTTGGATCTTTTTTTCTTTTACGTGCTACTAATGTGGCTCTTGCTTCTTTAGACATACTTTCAGCTTTTTTACGTGGTAAACACTTAGGCTTACCTTCTGCTTCTTTCCTGCTACCGCACGATCCTAGTATAGTACCGTCAGCTCCAATCCTAACCCAATCTTCATCTAGCCAGTTTTGCAGTTCACCCATTATCTTAATCTATTACGCATTACGGCACCCTGGCCTCGTATTGGGCCACCTAAAAATTTACCTTTTCTTTTGCCGCCTTTAGATTTTTTTGCGTAGTTAGGATCTTTACAATACTTAGATGCCGCAAGGTTGGCGTAGGCACTTGGATAGACCTTGAATTTTCTTTTTGCCCAAGCTTTACCTTCTGGACAAATTTTA